CCAGTAAGATTGCCACCGCGCCCTGCAGCTATTGCACGGGATCGTTTTCTAGCACTGCTACCAGAAACAATTGTGTTGTCTTCAGGTGACGCAATAGGCGCCGGGGCCGGTGCAGGGGCCGGTGCAGGGGCCGGCGCGGGTGATGGTGCCGAACCGCACATTCTATGAACCTAACAACGTCTTGCCAACATTAGCACTGGATTCATCACCCAAAGCTCCTGACAAGATGGTCGAACTCCGACCCTTCGATGCCAATATCCGTTTCCTCTTTGCCGTTGCTTCCGCGTTGATTGCCGGGTCGTCCCTGGTAGGGGCCGGTTCCGGTGCCGGAGGAGGAGGAGGCGGTGTGGGCATCTTTGGCATTGATGGTGCTAGTGGACCTACGCACATGATTAAAATCTCCATCACGCTCCAACCTGGAGCGCGTCCATGAATAACAGTGAAAAGTTTTTCTAGTGGCGCCGTAGTCCTCTACCGAACATTCACGTAACGCACCTAGAACCTCTAACCAACGGTGAGCAGTGTCATGCCCATCCATCGACCAACAATCCGCTCTAACCGCACCAGAATCAATTAACAACGGCATCATTACTCGACGAATATTCCTAGTAACTGTCAGGGCCACATCCGGCCATCGATCTGTCGAAAACATCCATACTGTCCAAAATTGGGGCCGTATCATCGTCGCTCCCCAAGTGGCTACAGGCCGTCCCAAAGAAAGCGCAACGCTGGCGATCCCGCCAGATGCACAAATACCCATCGCTAAATCTTCTGGTTTCCCTGACCATGTCAGGGGCAAAATTTCTTCAGCGTCCAATTCACGCATATTACGCGCAATATAAACAACGTCACCGTATCTGGCTGGGACAACATCAACCAAAATCCGTATCCATAGGCGTCATAACAGGAAGACCGTTTGACATTCGACCTGTCCTAGCAGCGTGCGCCAATTCATCAGAGCTACCATCACGCAAACCTACCGCTAAATATCGGAAGGCATCACACGCATGACTTGATTTATCGTGGTTTGGTTTATCTTTCCAATCGCCAGTGCGATCATTGAATTGACGATGGTAATGGCGTAGGTGTTTTAAACCTTCTGCAACATTGCCGCGGTCAAAGTAACACCTGGGGATCAATCCGCGCACTGCTTCAATTCCGTCCTGAACGGATAGTTTAGGTACAACAGTCGGTCGCACCCCCAGGCTTTGTAATGTTTCATAGCGACTATGACCGCTACCAAGTTCTCGCACCATAACGTCATGGGGGAAAAGATGCTTGTCATAAGTATATGGCCGGCTTTGCAATTCCTTTATGTAGTGGTGTAAGCCCTCACCAGTGTCCTCGTAATAGTCAATAACCCTAAGATATTGTTCGTTTTTTGCCTGTTGTACCATGAAAATTGCGGTAGAATCGGCAATTCCTAAATCCCAAGCTGTTGTTACCGGAAGGTTTGGCTCCCAAGGAACTCGATCAATTTGACCAGCCAGGTCGATTGAGTCCAACTGCTTTGCATAATATGAACCAATTAACGCCGCTGCCCACGATACCTCAAATTCCTGTAGGTATTGGCTTTCATCCATGGTCGCCCTAGCAGCGTCCAACTCTTTTTGTGCTAAAACATCAGTCCTTGAAGCCGGAAACAACATCGCAAACCATTCGTCGTTTCCATCTTCCATCTCTCTCTTGGCGGTGTCGTAAATTTCTTTAAACTGGTTCTCGCCTCTGGGAGTCCCAATCCACAAACATTTACCTGTTCCGAAATCAGAAAGGGCTGGCCTGACGATCTCTGGAAACAACCGCGAATTCATGTCAGCATATTCATCTAAACACGCTGCATCGAGCCTCATGCCACGTAATGCGTCTGGATTCTCCGATCCTAACAACCAGATCCGCTGACCGTCAGCAAAGTCGCACCGCAGTTCAGCCTCGTTAAACTTAACACCAGGCAACACACCTGCGTAATCTCGCAACATCACCCAGGCAATTCTCTTCGCAGCGCCGTAAGTTGGAGCAATGTAAGCGCCCTGGGCGCGGGGATGGGGTGACGTTAAAACCTCTCTAAGCAACCAATTAATTGCCATCACAGTTTTACCAAACCGGCGGTGACACACCGCAACACTAAAACGCTTCGCCTTCTCATGAAACACTTTCTGCAATGGCCGCGGCGTGTAAGGTATGACAATCTTGTTTTGTTTACCCATCCTTCGATCCCCCAAAGAACATAATCAACGAAACCCTCTCGCCACTGTTCCTGGAAACGCTGTGGACGTTGTCAGGACCACTGCTATAAACCAGTAAATCACAAAAATGAAAAACAGGATTGTTAGGCTGATCCCTAAAATAAAAACCGCCGCCAGTGAATCGATTAGGCGGCACAAGCAAAACAGAAGCACTGTACTTACACCATCCCATATGGCCCTTAGTTCCTGTGTCCTGGTGCCATGGGTGGCCCTCAGTGCGTTGCTCAACTCTTGCATAAGAACTCTCGCACAACTCTATAGGAACCAACCCTCTAACAATATCAAGCACCCCAGCAATACGCACATCAGTAAAATCGATGTAATCAAGAACGCCAGCAAGCGTTTCAGCCTCTTTAGCCGTTAATACGTTAGCTACCAACTCCCTCATTAATCAATAAGTTTGCCACCAAGCCTACGACTCCTGGAACCTGTCCTCGACCGCGTAGCCCTTTGCATCTCACGATGGGCCTGGTCAGTGTCTACATAAGCCTCGTTAACGTCAGGCGTCAAAGGATCGTCAGCCTTAAAAGTGCCATCAACCTTCTTTGCACGTTTCTTTGGAGCCACTTTCTTCTTTAATGATAAAGCCATAATAATCTCCTAACCTAAAATTGATCTGCGTATTTTTTCTTGTAATCTTGTAATGGTGTACACCTTTGTTTTTAAAGTAGGTGTCGGGTTTGAGTGGTGGACCCATCGATAAGGCAAATCTGGCGAAAAGTCTGGGGTACCCCCCCTTGTTCTCAGCCAGAAAATAAAAAAAATAGTTTCATTTATACATCAAAAACCGCAGAGTTCTGCCATTGTTAGGGGCAAAGTCGCATAATATGTATTATGGAAAATTGGAGCATGCAATGCACGTTAACTCATTGATATTGCTACGTTATCTATGCTTGTTCACGTTATGATTACACATATATTACCTAACTCGCATGTGCGAGGCGGGAGATACGTGAAGGCCAACCTTCAATTCGACACATCCTCGCTTGTAATAGAGTCAAGGTACTCATCACTTACGATACGTGCAGCCTCTTCACCTTGCGGTTCAACGTCCCAACCAATGACATAAGGCCCAACGTGGGCCACCTCTTGCTTTTGGACAGGCTGGAAGTCTTTGAGCAGCTTCTCTGCTTCCCATCGGCTATGCGCCAGGCATTCCTTAGCTCTAAGTATTTCGTCGCGACCCACGGCAGTTTCTAACCTCAGCTTGTCTAACTCCAGACGGGCCAGGATGCCGTCACACCGTGCTTCTCTGACCTGTTCACGCAGTTCACCGTCACCACGTTTCCAAGAACGAACGGCTGACGGGTCAACGCCAAGTTCCTCACACAACCCATTTTCGTAACGGCCTTCTTCTAAACCAATAAGAATAGCTTCAATAAGTGCCGGGTTGCGTTTTGTTGGTCGTCCCATGGTTCACCTAAATAAAAAAAGACCCCAAGCATGTGCTTGGAATCTAGTTTGTAGGGAGAAGTTAAAGCCAATTGGCTCAACATAACAACCAAGCTATTAACGAAATCACATCAACGCAAGGTTTATTTTATTTTATAATATTGAACCAAGCCATCCAAGGCCAACCGCAAAGCCACCATGCCATCCTGGTGCGGACGTTTACTACCCTTAACCCCTGACCATGTGCCAGCTGGATAATCATTCCCAGCAACATGTTCAACAACAGATGCCAACGGATTACCTACAAAAAAGAGTGCGGCTCGAACCTTTTTTTTGGTGTCGTTAACCTTTTCTAAAAACTCATCACTAACACCCCCTGGAGTGTGACCAAATCTAACATGGCTATAGGCTACAGTAAGAGCAGCTTGTCGATAATGGTGTGCAAAATGGTCCGCAGCTTGCCATTGAGATTGTGTGATTGTTTTCCGACGATGGTACGTTGTAATCGGGTCAACAGTGACATTTCTCAAGGCCTTAATTCCGGCTACGTTAGTTTCAAATTCAACGTATTCACCATGTTGCTGCCGTTCAATTGGCCCTTGGTCTGCGATTGTAATTTTCTTTTTTTTCTTTGCCATCAAAATGGAACCTCATCAACATCTGGTAATGGTTGCCTGATTTTAGTGATCACGCTTCCGGGAAACTGGTCCTTGACTACATTGACCAGGGTTTGGCTGTGGAGTATCCGGCACACCTCATCCAGTGTGTAAATTGTTGAGACCTTATCGATACGAGTGATTGCTTGTGCCGATGCATTATCCTTAGTGATTGCGAATGGTTCGTCAGTCTCTGGATGCCGCCAGTACCAGGCGGTTGCCACTTGGTCGATGGTCATGTGATGTGCCGCGGCTTTATCGAGTGCTTGCCATCCTCTAATCATTGCCGCGGCCTTTTGCGCTACTAGTTGCGGGTTGCGTTCGTCTATGGCCTGGTCGAGTTGTGCCTTACCAATACCAAACTGCATTGCTAGTTTTGATGGCACCAGACTTTCCAACCGATCAACACCCCACTTCATCTCCATGCTGTGGCTTAACTCATCGAGGGGCCGCAGCGCCCTGTATATTGCTTCATCGATCTCCGATCCTACTGCTTGAGGATTGGTTATCCGATCTGGTTTCTTATACCCTGTCATCACGGCTCCTTACCTTACCTTACACCCTTACATCTGTAATTAGATGTAAGGTGTAAGGTGGGAATGAGTAAGCATCTTACATATGTAAGGTATGATGTAAGGTATGTAAGGTGAGATGTAAGGCGGTTTGATTTACTGTTTGTTTTCATAAGCCTAACCCTTTTGGGATAACCCATACCGCCTTACTGTGTATTGCTATCTTGCCTTGGGCTAAGAGATCGTCCTTTGCCCTGCTAAAACGTGTCATTACAGCCTGTGTAAGGTTGCCTTTGTCATTTACATCGAGGTAGCCGCGCACCTTTAGCTGATCTCTAACCTGGTCCATTGTTGTTGCGACCACTGCTTTACCATCCAAACCCAGCCTCTTTGTGTCTGCGAGATTATTGATGGCGTCAACAATGTTAACCTTTAAGTCTGCCTTCTTGCTGCCGTTGCCTTCAACGACATCTTCATGGTGCCATTGGTTTTCTATAAGAGCTACGTTTTGCGGTATGAACTCGACCATATTATTATCTGTTCTTAATCGTGCCTTCTCAAATTCTATCTTGAACCCTGGATCGTTGTTCTCTCTTCGCTCTAGCCTGATGACGGTATCCATCTCCCACATCTTGGTTGATGTGCCGTATGCTTTAGTTGAGTTGTGACCGGCGTGATCCATCCATATCTGTGCTATTCTCAGTGATGTGATGCGCCTGATCATTGCCTTGACGGGTTCCCATGGTTCCTCTTCTTTCATGTTACCTTGAAGTAGGCACATGATGGAATCGAAGACGATTAGGTCGGGCTTGTATCTGTCGATCTGCTTGATTAGCCAGGCTTCGCCTACATCTGTATTTAATGGCGGCATTCCTTCGTCGCCTAGTTGGTCACGGTTTAGGCCGAAGAACGGAATGTTTGGCTCGTATATTTCTGCTATTTGCTCCATTCTTTCCTTAAATGTTTCTTTCGGCATCTCACCATCAAGGTATAAAACCCGGCGTTGTTTGCCACCGGCCCAGCCCAGGAAGGGTTTCCCGGCTGCAACGGCGGCGGTCATATTAAATACAAACAGCGTCTTGCCTAGACCTGTCTGCCCGTAAAGCAGCCACCTTGATGTCGTACACATGATCTTACCCAAGGTATAGTCCCTGGGTGGCAGCTTCATCTTTAACCAAGCAGCCAATGAGTTGCGGTTGGGATCGTAATCATCTTCGACAACCTCGCCGGTATCGTGATCAATAACAACGGGGGGCCCGTCTTGCTTGGCGACCATCGAATCCCATGCTGCCTTGTTCTGTGGGTTCTCTACTGTTTCCACCGGGGCATAACCCTTCTTAACTGCACCGCGCAGCATAGCATCGACTTCGCGGCCGGTGTCCTCATTAGTGTAACCAGGCTGCGTGAAGGCAAAACATGACAGGCGAATGGCGTCTGCCGGCCAGCCCAGGGCCACCCAGGACGCTACCTGGTCACGCACAGCATTGTGCCAAGTGCCTTCCTGGATGGCTTCCAGGGTCTTCTGTAGTTCAACGCCAGGACTTGAAGTAGGCAGACCCAACCCACCCGTAGAACCTTCTCGCCCTGGCGTCACACTGGCTGCAGGGGAGCCAGCGTATTCGTTGTGCATGTGGACGGTGTCAACTAAGTCGCGCTCTTCACCATCAAATTCTGTGTGGAATGTCACTAGTTCAGCAACATAACCCTTTGCCACCTTCTTCTTTGTTGGGTAGCTGATACACCCTGCCAGCCTTAGTATGCGGCGGGGGTCTATAACCTTATCACCCTTGAAATAATTGGCTAGGCCAATCTGTGTCTGCTTCCAGGCTTCTAGGTTATAAATGGGGTTTTCATGCTCCCAATGTAGGTGAACCCTGCGCGATGGGATCGTGCCAGTGTTTGTTGTGGCGGTGTTCTTTATTGGCATGCCTTCTGTCGCAATGTCGATGGACGCTTGAGTGTCCAGGTCGGCGAAGCTGAAGAACGAACACATAACGTCATTGTCTGTTGCGCTTTTGTTAGGGTCAAGGCCAGCCTTGCGAGGGTTCTCACCAACGTAAATATTCCACCCTGCGCTGTTCCAATCCATGGCCCACTGCGCGCCGTTAGCTAAACCTTCAGGTGACGTTGTAAACTGTCTTGATATCCAACCGGGCCCATCAACCTCTGATCGATCAAGTTGGAATGTGGCGTCTGGGCATTCGTCCGCACACCTTGAAAAGAGGCGGGTCAAATGCTTGACTGTGCCGTCCTTTTCTTGAGTAGGCAATTTATTGTCCTGTGTCATTATGTATCCCCGCATAGAAAGAAAGGGGGGCCAGGTGTTGGGCCTGACCCCCAGTTAGTAGCTAGAAGGCATCTCCAGATGCCTGTGGTGCCGGCGGTGGCACCGCTGGAGCCGCTGGAGCAACCTGTGGTTCTGGTGCAGCGTCCAGGCCAATGTCCATAGCTTCTGGTCGCGGCGTCCAATCGATGATTTCAAGCACCGGCTGGTAGTTGGTGCCGTGCTTGCCTTCGATAGGCGTGACCGATGTGCATTTAACGACCGGTAACTTAAAGTTGTTCGCTTCCGCACCAGCTTCCCATGCGTCATATAAAGCATTCATTGCATCGTTACAAACACCGGCGTTAGAAGAGAATTCTCTTAGTCCCCCGATGTTCTTGTCACTGAAGATGTGAACGAGAAACCCGCGCTTGAACCCTTCGTCGGGTTGGGTGGCATCGTTTGCAC